GCTCTAACACCACAACCATCTGCCCAAGAACAAGCTCCGTTTTGGTCCGGCAACACAGCCAAATGATCTGGTCTTAGATTTCGTGCTATCGCTGTATATTCCTCCCCATTCCACACCCCTGTTACATATTCATCATCCGTAAAAACACCAGTAGAAACATCCAAAGGTCTTCCATTCCTAATATAGGATAATGCTAGTGGAGAAATGCGTTTGGCCTGTTCTTCATCAATCCAAATCTCCCCCCGTAATTTACCGTCGGTGAAATTGGCGTTGAAAATCTGACCAATGGAATTCTGTTCTATGATTTGTGGAGAATTACAGGATACGAAATAATCTCCTTCTTTGGGGTGGAAGACTGGGACTGGACGCCCATTCCAAGCACACGTGAATTTAGATAGTTCTTCTTCCGTGTAAAGAATAGGGCCGTTACTACCGCAATGAACCCCGGGAACCATCAAAACTACAGGGGCAACAATGTGTTTCTTGCCCATATAAGTTTCTGATCGCAGTTGGTAATCTGCGCCATTCAGGGTTATTGCAAATGTTTTCATATCTAATGACATGTATGATCTCCTATTATTTAATCAACCACGATTTAGTTAATAATGAAAATTTTCAATAAGTCAAGTATAATTTATACCTGATTTCATTCTTCTTCATCAGTAACATCTACGGCAATCGAAATACATCTGCAGTTGTGTACTACCATCCCTTTTGCAACATACGACTCATCTTCTTCTACACTTAAATTGTACAAAGGTCTATTCTTTCCTAATACACGATGCTCAATTTTCTTAATAGAAACAGGCACAAATTCATATTGTCCTGTATGATTAAGCACAACCCTGGATAATTCTTGTTCAATTTCATTTAAGCATTTATTTATTCGTGATCCCAAATACCGCAGTACAAGCCAACCTTCTTTTTCAATTCGCTTTTGTCGTATTGCATCACGTGCTTTTGCTTCCGGAGAAGAGTGCCAATAATCACCATCACATTCAATTACAATATTCAATGCTGGAATTGCAAAATCAGCATTATACTTTAAAATAGGATACTGAAATACATAATCAACCCCCATTTTATTTAATAATTTTGCCATTTTCTTTTCAATATCTGTCTTTCTACCACTTTTACGAAACTTTGCCATTCTTGCATTTAGTCTTTTTTCTGGATGGTTTTTATATAAATCCAGCAAAGATTCACGTGCTTTTTTTCGTGTTGCTGGGTCAGACATAGGATTGTTTTTCAACATTCTTTCAGAAGAAGCTTTTCTTATTTCTGGTGTATTGGTTGCTTTTCTTATTAGCTCCCTAACATCCTTTCTCTGTAATGGGCATCTACCTTGTGCTCCCAATTCACGCATTCTAGCATTGGCGGCTTTTGTTATACTATTTTTATCACGTGTTCCATTAGCATATTCACGTTTTATTTGTGCTCTAGCTTTTTTAGACATGTTTTGTCTATGTTTTGGATCAGCCCATTGTTTATCTGTAATATCTTGGCTGAGACAGGATCGAGAACAATATTTATTAAAGAATGGTGTTAGTTTACCACAACGAGCACATTTATTCGCCAATAAACAAAGTTGTTCATCCATAGTAACATCGCCAGCCTCTTTCCATCTACATAAAGAAGACCCCTCTTTTGTTACTTGGACAGGATGATTGGAAGTAACAGATACACCACCATTTTCCATTCCTTGAATATGAAATCGTGTGTATTTTGTAGTTCCTTCTAATCCTTTATTTCGTGGTAATGCATATACTCTTCGAAAACGGCCTTTATGGGTTAAAACTAAATCACCAATAACAATCTTCCCTATGGGTTTCCAACCATTTGAAGTGTAAATAAGTGTTTGTGGATCTAAGAAACAGTTTGCATGACGAGGAATCATATTTTCTATCTGGTCTATTGTAAACACTTTACCATCCATAGGAGCACATAGAGGACAAACCCTCCCATCCCCTGCTGTAACCCATTCAGCCATAACACGAACACCTTCAACCCCCCAATTACGATATTCCTGCACCATTGCTGTATGGTGTGCTCTAATTACTTCTGTTCTGGCCATGGTACGCGCCCGACTAATTCCAATAGCGTCAACTCTTTCAGTTAATTGTTTAGCCATTTGATTTGGATTCAGCCCATCAATAATTCCTTGTGTCAATACACGGGATATTTGTTGGTCCATAGCAGACGTTATCCCCTTTAATTCACTAAAGACACGAGTGTAGAGAAGCCCGGCACGGTCTATGTGAAAGGGTTGGTTAAAAATTGCCGCAATCCCCCCGGAATCTTCTATGGAAGGAACACTATACCCCGCACGGATTGATTCTTGTCTGGCTCTGGCAATTCCTCTTTGGTATGCAGAGAAAATATATTTAGCAGTCCACGCCTGTTCGATTCCAACACCTAATTGGTCGAAATGATAAAATGCAAGCAAACCGGCCTCTTGTTGATTCTCCAACCAACGCATGAAATCATCCACTTTATCTGGGTCTCGATCGAAAGCAAAGGCCCGTTCTCCGGGAAGTGATATTTCATTTGTTTTCAACCCAAAAACATCTTGATTTATTATAGCTCGTCGAATTGCTGTTTTCAATTCACCAAAACGTCTATTAACTTCACGCACGAACTGACTGCGTAATGTTAGTGTCTTTGTTGGATCGTATCTATACTCTCTGGAATATCCCATTTTCTATCCTGGAAAATGTCGCATACATTTTCTAGCTTGTTTTTCTTCATTGGTTCTTTTTATCACGTATGCGGCCACATCATTGTTATGTTTGAAAACCACTTCGGCTTCTTTGTTGCTGAATGCCCGTGTTAATTCATCACAAACCCAATTAGATTCTGTAGATAAATCCCTTGCAAACCCCACAACACCTATTATAGTATCTTGATTAAATACTGGTGTTTTCACCACATCCAATACGAATAAATCAGTATCAATCCATCCTAATTCAATGTAATGTTGTTGTTTTTTAGATTCAATACAATGCAAATCTGTTCCTTTACAAACCTCGCCGAATGTATGCACACGATTATTACTTCTAAATTCATCTAATAATTCTTTGTCAGTATATCCAATAAGATTCAAACCGCATCCAGGGGGCATTCTATAGAATACTTCACACCAAGACGGGTCACAATATACATATTTTAATTCCATATCTTTATACCATAAGTAACCTCCGGCACATCTGATCATTTGTTGAAGAATTTCATTAAGACAAATAGCTTCTTCATGCTGTGTTTTCGCATACTGAATCAACTGAATCATATCGTCTATACGTTCTTCAAATCTCTCTGGTTTGCTTTGTTTTTTGATCACGAACCCCTCTCCGTAAGCCATAGTTTCACAATCGCAATTACTATCCCAATCACCAGTGCGTAAATTACAAGAAACTGACCTTTTAGATACGCAATAGAAGAACCCTGAATAGATTGTTCTTTTTTAATTTCTTTAATATCATCTTTTAATTCTCCAAGGCGTTCTGTTAGGAGGTCGTAAATTCCAGGTACAGCCATGAATACCCTCCCTTAATCTACAATAATAAATATATTATCACGCATCATACTTATTTCTTGATTGGAAATTTGTATGTCATATAAAGCCACAAAAGAAAAAACCAATCCATATTCTTCGCTAATCATATTCTTCGTCATTAGCTTTTCCATTTTTGACTCCTTGTGCTGGTGGTGTTATATCCAAAGCCTCCCGCAACCTATCCAATTCCATATCATGTTCTTCTCCGTTAATATAGTTATCCTTGATTTGGATAATTTCATCTATTTGTTCTGTTGAAAGACCCAAAAACATTTTGAAGAAAGCTTCTGGTGGCAATGTTTCTTGAGTTAGAAGATTAGCTGTATATCGTGCCAATGCTTCTGCTCGAACGCGCCCAACATCTGCCTTTTCTTTATCACTGGTAGCAAATAAATCCTCCCATTGAAATGTGAATACCACGTCTTTAGATTGTGGCAAAATGCCGTATTGCTGACAAGTGGTTACAAAGGGGATTAGAATCTTCGGCTCAATAAATTCCGTTCTACGATTTTGGATTAGCTGAAGCCATGCACTCTTATCTTGTGTGCTGGCCAATTCCCCACGTTCAGAACCAACCAAGATTCGTTTTGGAATTCCGGTGGCTGCAGAAATCATCTGCACCTGTGCATCTACATGAGAAAGCGGATCTGCAACTTGAGATTGGAGAGCATCAATATCAATTCCTTCATTAACCAAGAAACGACGAAGATTGTGTTCGTATTCATCTAACTGGCCTTCTAATTCTTTTCTGGCCGCTTGTGTCATAGTGTAATTTTCTTTCAATTTGCCTTGGTATCCCGGGCGAGCACCCCGCCAAAACATTTCACCAGAACCACCAATAATCTTTTCCAAATCTTGTAGATTATTAAATACAGGTTCCAATCTTGGACTACCATATATCTCCGATTCAAGTTCGTCAGAACAACAATGAATAACCCTGGAATAATGAACAACCAAATCAGCCGTACACCCTTGTTCGATAGCATCCATTCTGATTTTATATAGTACAGGACGCCCATATCTTGGATTAGATGGATTTGTCTCATACTTATCGATTGTTACTGACCCTTCTCCGAATGGCTTAACATATACCAATTCTAAATCATCACCAGTAACAGGTGTGGCTAATTGGGTAGAATTGGAAACATCGTTCAATCCTAACAAAAGCACCCCAAATCTTCCCAATCCTGTTAATTTATCGAATCGCTTAAACCTTTCAATCAATGCCATTTGATCATCAGCGACTAATTCTTTCCAAGCAATTTCTAAATCAGTTTCTATATTGCTACCAGCTTCAGATAAAACAACACCTTTTTTCCATGCGGCATCGACTGGTTTATTGATAATAGCGCGGCCCATAGCAAATCGTTTCCATTTCACATAATAATCTGAATATTTCAATTCTTGAATATACCCTAGAGCACGGTATAAATCGCGATCCCCTTCATAC